GACGATCTCGATGCCGCGCGGTGGCCACCCGCGTACCCTCCGGTCGGCGAGATCTGCGGCGACGGCGGCAGCAGGCCCGGCGGGGTACCACCCGAGCTGGCGTGGCCGGACCCGGCGGATGATCTCCGGCAGGTCGGCGCGCAGGGCTGCGGTGCAGCCGTGGCCGTCCCATGCCTTGACGACCTCGACGTGGATCTTGCCGTCGATGAGGGCTGCCGTGATCAGCGATGCGTGGCTGCCGTCCAACGACACGTCCAGCGCGCACACCACCCGGTCCCGGTGCTCGGCGAGATCCAGCGGAGTGGCGGTGCCGCAGGCATCCCACCGGTCGGGGTCAATGGCCGGGTCGAGTAGCCGGACTCGCTGACAGAGAACCTCGGTGCGGAAGTCGCTCAGTTCCTGGCCGCCGGCCGCCTTGGCACGTAGGGCCGCGCCCATGAGCGCGTCGGGGTCGACCCGGCGGCCCAGGTTGGGGTTGGCAGCCGAGAGCGCGGCTGGGTCGGCGGGGTCGCATCCGTCGGGCGCGGACCATTCGAGGAGTCCGATCCTCGGATCGCCGACGCCGGTCTCTATGTAGTCGAGGGCCGCGCCGCGCAGCGAGTCGAGGACTACGCCCGAGCTGTCGCACTGGTTGCTGAGCACGACCACCTGGGCGTCGGGAACCGCGTTCATGGCGTTCGTCGCGGACGACCAGCAGGCCCAGCTGGTGTGCTCACGTAGCTCGTCGCACAGCCACCGGTGCAGGGTCGTGGACCGGGCCGCGTTGCCGTTGTTTGCGGCGAAGATGTACTCGGCGCCTTCGGTGGTGGTCAGCGACTCCTCGCCGAGGGTCAGCCGCACCGACGCTGGGCCGATCAGGTCACTCAGATACGGGTTGTTGCGGAACGTGGCGCACATGGCCGACCACGCGCGCTTGGCGTACTTCCTATCGGTGGAGGTGCCTAACACCAGGGGCACCTGTTCGACCGTCAGCCAGTACGCGGTCAGCGTCTTGCCGATCAGTGTCTTGCCGTTCTGCCGTGCGGCCAGAATGAGGCAGACACGGAACCGGGGCCGGCCGTCTGGCAGCAGCTCCCCGAGGTGGATGACCGCAAGTTCTTCCCAGGGGTCCAGCGGCTCACCGAGCACGTCGCGGGCGAAGTCGAGAACGTCGTAGCCGTAGCTCGTCTCCGGGGTCAGCTCAACTAGCGGCGGTGTCGCCAGTCTCGGCGTGACGCTGCCGAGCGGCCCGGCGGGCGCGTAGCTCGTCGAGCGGGGAAGCGGGGCGGTCATCCTTGGCCCCCTTCATCGCTGCCGCGCGCGCCTTCGGGGTCAGCAGTAGGGACTCCAGGACGGCCAGCAGGAGCGGCCCGACCTTCTCCAGCTCCCCGCCGGTGTCGATCGCCCGGGCATAGGTTCGCGCCAACTCCGCTGCCCCCCTATCTGCATCAATAGGGAGGGCTCCGTTTACTGCTGACTCAAGAGGTCCTTGCATCTCCACACCCATCATGTTATGCACATGTGCGTACTTGAGCATATGATAGAAGCGTGGCTTTTGGTCGACGGCGGAAAACGCAACCGGAGAATACGACTTTCTCCATTAGTGATCCGGTGCTGGCCGAATTCTTCTCCGTCGGTCCACGCAACTACTCCGGCGTCGCGGTAGGCGAGCATTCGGCCCTGGGTATCAGCGCCTTCTATCGGGCCGGAAGCCTGATCAGTAGCACGATCGCCGGGTTGCCGTTGCGGAGTCTTCGGGACGTGGAGGGTGTTCGCACCCGAGTTTCCAGCTTCCTTGATAACCCGGGTGGACCCGAGGGGCCGACGCCGTTCTCATGGAAAGAGACCGTGGTCCTGCACCTGTTCTGCCACGGCGATGCGTTCCTACAGCACATATTCAATGGGGCCGGGGCGGTCATCGCATTGGTGCCGATCCACCCGCTGGCGGTCAGCGTCGAGTGGAACGACAAGGTTCCCGGCGGGAAGCTGTTTACGGCCACGCTCGCCGACGGCACCCGGCAGACCTTCGACGCCTCGACGATGACCCAGGTCATGGGTCCGTCGCTGGACGGGCTGCGGGGCATGTCGGTGATCTCGGTCGCCCGCAACAGCCTCGGTACGGCCATCGCTGGTGACCGAGCCGCCGCAAAGATGTTCTCCTCGGGCGCGCTGCACTCGGGCATGGTCACGCCCGAGGAGGACGTGACTGAGGACGAGGCGAGGGTCATCAAGGACAGCCTCAATTCGAAGACGGCCGGGTGGGAAAACGCGGGCGAGATCGCCGTCGTCAACCGGCGCCTGAAGTTCACCCCCTGGACGATGAGCTTGGAGGACGCGCAGTTCCTCCAGTCGCGACAGTTTCAGGTGCAGGAGATCGCCCGCTGGACGGGCGTCCCGGCCAGTCTGCTGATGGACCCGGGTGCGGTCTCCACATGGGGCACTGGGGTCGAGATCCAGAACCGTGGCCTGGCCCGCTACACCCTTGCGGGGTACACGTCGCGGATCGAGGAGCGGCTTTCGCGTCTGCTGTCGAGTGCGCGCTTCTGTGAGTTCGACTACGCGGGCCTGTTGCAGCCGGCGCCCGAGGTGGAGATCCCGCTTCTGCTCAAGCAGGTCGAGGCCGGAGTCATGACGGTGAATGAGTACCGGCGGATCCGGAATATGGATCCGATCGAGGGCGGGGATGTGCTGCGGGGCGCTCCCGCACCGGAGGCGGTGCCGGTATGAACCTCGACAAGCTGACTGCGTTGGCCGACCGAGGTCGGGCGCTGGTGCGTCGGCCGACAGCATCCAGCGAGTGGTACAAGATCTCCAACGCCGACGGTGAGCGGGCCGAACTGTTCATCTACGACTACATCGATGACTTCGGCGTGACTGCCGCATCGTTCGTCAAGGACCTGCGCGCCATCACCGCGAAGGCGATCGACCTGCACATCAACTCCGGTGGCGGGCTTGTGTTCGATGGCGTGGCCATCTACTCCGCGCTCAAGAATCATCCGGCCACAGTGGACGTAACTGTCGACGGCGTCGCCGCGTCCGCCGCGAGCTTCGTGGCCATGGCCGGCGACAGCATCGCGATCGAGAAGCCGGCCAAGATGATGATCCACGACGCGGGTGGGTTGGTGCTCGGTGTCGCTGCTGACATGCGGCAGATGGCCGATCTCCTCGATGAGCTGAGCGACACCATCGCGGGCATCTACGCCGACCGTGCCGGTGGGCCGGTCAGCGTGTGGCGTGAACGGATGCAGGAAGAGACGTGGTTCTCAGCCGAACAGGCCGTGGCGGCTGGCCTGGCTGACCGGGTCGCCAACGACACCCAAGCCACTGCACCGGAAGACCGGCGCAGTCAGATGATCCGGGCGCGAGCCCACGTGACCCTGAGAGGGTGACATGCGAACGATTGAGGATTGCCTGATCGACCTCCAGGCCATTGTGGACACCGCCGAGGGCCGGTCGTTCACCGACGATGAGGTCGCCACTTACGAGCGTCTGGAGCTGGAGCTTGACGGCGTCCGCCGCTCCAACGAACTCCGGGCGCGTAATGCCGCGTACAACACTCCGGTCGGCTCTGTCGTGCACGTGGGGATCCCGCGCCAGGATGACGCCCTGGACCGGGCCTTCAACGCCTACCTGCGAACGGGAATGCCCAACCAGGACATCTCCGGTCTGCGGGTCACCAACGCACAGTCCACCTCGGACAGCGCGGGCGGTTACATGATCCCGCCTGGCTTCCGTCAGAAGCTGGTCGAGGTCCGCAAGGCGTACGGCGGCCTCGCCAACGAGGTCGAGACCATCACCACCGACAGCGGAAATGCCATCGAGTACCCGAGCCTCGACGACACGGCCAACTCCGGCAGCATCACCACTGAGGGTTCTCAGTTCGCTGCCGGTGCGGACCTGACATTCGGCACGGTTGCACTCGGTGCGTTCAAGTACACGAGCCAGGGCACCGGTCAGGACCCGCTGCGGGTCTCGGTGGAGCTTCTCCAGGACTCGGCGTTCGATGTTGAGGGCCTTGTCGCCCGTGCGCTGGGTACCCGCATCGCACGCAAGCAGGCGGCTGACTGGGCTTCGGGCGGCGGCACCACGCTGCCGTTCGGGATCTGCCACTCCGCGCTGACGCCGAACAACGTTCTCGACTCGCCGCCGACGATCGACTACGACGACCTTCTCGACTCTGAGGGTGCGCTGGACGAGGCGTACACGCAGAACGCTAAGTGGTGCATGCACAAGAACACGTGGCTCAACATCCGGGGCATTGTGGACGGCGCCCAGCGTCCGCTGATCCTGGACCAGGCTGCGTCTGGCGTCGCCACTCAGCCGCGCAAGCAGCTTCTCGGGTACGAGGTTGTCATCGACATGTCGATGCCAGAGGTCTCCGGTGGTGCCGGTCGCAACTTCATGGTCTTCGGTGACCTGCGCGAGGCGTACGTCATCCGGCGTGTCTCGAACCTCGCCGTGGTCGTCAACCCCTACACCCGCGCCAACTTCGGCCAGGTGGAGTACTCGGCCTGGGAGCGGGCCGACGGCAACATCCAGAACCGAAGTGCCTACGTCGTTGTGAAGGGCTAAGGGGGGCGGCTGAGATGGCGTGGGCACCGGACTACGTGACATCGACGGAGCTGAAGGCGTATATGCGCATCAGCGACGCCGTCGATGACGCGGAGCTGGGCTTCGCCATCTCAGCCGCTTCCCGGGCGATCGACGTGGACGCCAACCGTCAGTTTGGAGTGGTCGCCGCACCCGAGGAGCGCTGGTTCACCGGCGAATGGGACCGGCGGCGCTGCCGGTGGATCGTCATCTTCGACGACCTGATGGCTGTGACCGGCTTCGACCCGCAGGTCCAGGACGCCGACGGGGTGGACGTGGGCGCCATCGACGACTACGTCCTGGAGCCGCGCAACGCGGCAGTGAAGGCCCGGCCATGGACACAGATGATGGTGCGGCCCGACTCCACGTACAAGCCGACCGGCCTACGGGACGAGATCTCGATCACGGCGCTGTGGGGGTGGACCTCCGTCCCCACTGCGGTTAAGGAAGCCACCCTATTGCAGGCGTCCCGGTTCGCCATCCGTCGCGACAGTCCGTACGGGGTCGCCGGGTCACCCGACCAGGGGTCGGAGCTGCGGCTGTTGCAGCGGGTCGACCCGGACGTGTCGGTGGCGTTGCGGGACTACCGACGTTGGTGGGCGGGTGCGTGATGGACCTCGCCGCAGTCATGGACGCCGTCTCCGCCCGACTCGACACCATCACCGGGTTGCGGTGCTTCGCCTACCCGCCACCGACGCTGAGCCCACCGGCCGCAGTGGTCAGCTACCCAGAGGCGCTCG